AATTGTGGCAAACCTGCTGGGTATATTGAGGACTTCAAGGCATTGCCCGAAGATATGCAGAACCTCATTCGTCAGATCAAACGAGTGCGTGTTGTGTTTGGCACAGTAGGAATGGCTAACCCCATAGATGTAAGGGGAGAACCAGTAGAGATTGATGAAGTACCTTTCATCTGGGAGGTTGACAATAGAGAAGCCTTCAAGACTATGGGTGGGCCGTTTCAAACGCTCTTTCAAAATAAGAGACTGCCCGTGCAGCATCGTATCATTGCTACAACGGCAGAGCGTAAGTTGCCTAACGGTAATTCGTATTATGTTCCTGCCGTAGACTTGAACCTCTCAGACACGATCAACATTGAGCAGGAAGATCAGACTATGTTTGCATCTTTTCTTGATTGGATCGCAAACTACAATGAGTACATTCTTTCGTCATGGAATGATAGCAATAAGATTAGTGACGAACTAAACTCTGCGTGGGACTTACCAGAAGATCAAGCACTTGACATTGTTGAGGAGTTTGTAAACATTGAGGAGACAATGCAATGATCTCCTCCTCTTTGTTAGAGTCTATATTTACCTATCTGGCAACAAAACCATATAGAGAAGTACATGCTCTCATTCAGGCAATACAACAGGAGGTTGCACAAGCGCAAGCTGCACAGGCAGAAGCAACAGAAGAGAAGGGAGAAGATTAATGAACCACCCTGCTGAATTGGCGGTGCATCAGTACCTTGAGAACGCAAAAGCTGACGCTACAGATATGTCTGAGGACACAATAGATAAAGTGTGTGAGGATATACGGGCTGCGTTGCACCGTCAATTCGGTAGTTCCTCAAAGAGAGGTGAGTTTAGACCTCGTATGTCAAATGTAGGTCGCCCTGTTTGCCAGCTATGGTATGAGAAAAATAAACCGAATGCAGCCTTACCACGATCAACTACCTTCATAATGAATATGATGATAGGTGATATCGTGGAAGCTGTATTCAAGGCGATACTTACAGAGGCTGGTGTTGACTATGAAGAAAATGAACAAGCTAAAGTAGAGTTTGATGATGGTGTCACTGTGTCTGGCACGGCTGACATCAGCATCAACGGTGCTGTAGATGACATTAAATCTGCATCTGATTGGTCATACCGAAATAAGTTTGCGTCATATGATACGCTATGTGAGCTTGATGCTTTTGGCTACATAGCACAACTAGCTGGTTACGCTAAAGGATTAAATAAAAGAGCAGGTGGTTGGTGGGTTGTAAACAAAGCTAACGGAGACTTCAAGTATGTACCTGCTGAGAGACTTGACATTGAGAAAGAGTGTAGTAAAATAAACGCTTCTCTAAAGAAGTTAAAAGAGAATGTGTTTGAGCGTTGCTTTGAGGAAGAGACTGAGTACTTTCGTAGTAAGCCAACAGGCAATAAAGTGTTGAGTAAAACGTGTAGTTTTTGTGACTACAAAAAAGATTGTTGGCCTTCGTTACAGCAGATGCCAATGATAAAGTCACGAGCAGTTAGTCCTAAGATGGTAGACTATGTTTATATAGAAGAGGAGGCAGCATAAGTGGACGCACGGCAATTTATAGCTGCGCGTAAACATGGGTATAGGTCTGGATTAGAGCACAAAGTTTCCCAATACCTCGACAATCTTTATATTAAGTACAAGTATGAGGCTATAAAAATTGAGTGGGAAGACTTGGCTTACCGGACCTATACCCCCGATTTCGTGTTGAACAATAATATAATTATTGAAACAAAAGGAATGTTTACTGCGTCTGATAGACGAAAGCATTTGTTTATTAGAAAGCAGCATCCAGAACTTGACATTCGATTTGTGTTTGAAAACAGCAGACGCAAGCTTAGAAAGGGAGCAAAGTCTACGTATGGTCAGTGGTGCATCAAGCACGACTTTATATACTATGACAGAATAATACCTGAAGATTGGTTAAAGGAAGGTCGAAAGAAAAAGGTCGGGCGGTTTATAAAATTCAAAGGAACGAAAAGGAAAAGCAATGACAGCTAACGAACACAACGAACATATAGATAAAGAGGACTTCTTAATACAGGTACGTCCACGATTAAATGAAGACTTTAACTGGACAGGAGAGGTCGAAATAAATATAATATCGTCTGATAATTCCTGCCTAGACAAAGATGAAATGGATGCGTTGCTTTTCTTTTGTCAGATGATCTGTGCTTGTGTGCCTATATATGATGAGCACGACAGCATACGAGAGATGGCAGCGTGGTTAGTAAATGAAAAGTATGCTGAAGGAGCAAAGAAAAAACTTAATGGTAGTAACAGAGACGCAGAAGTTATAAGCACAGAAAATAATGTTATCAGAGTGGACTTTAATCCAAAGAAGGAGCGACACTGACATGTCTACTTTAATGAGATATGATGATGAGTTGCCTAGTGATGTAGAGCGGCAGGATGACGTAAACAATCCACAACATTACAATGCTAATGGACTTGAAACCATTGACTTGATTAAGCAGTCTATGTCAGAGGAAGAGTTCAAAGGTTATCTTAAGGGAAATATACTTAAGTATGTTAGTCGGTATCGCCATAAGCACACCGAAGAGCCAAAGAAGGATTTGCTAAAGGCAGAGTGGTACTTGAATAGGCTATTGAAAGAGTGGTAAAATGATTATAAAAGTTCTGATGACATTGAGTATTGACACCGAAGAATACCCCATGCCTGTTGATGGATACGTGTCTGATGAAGTTGAAGATTCTTTACGTGAACATTTCTACGATGTAGATGGCATGGTGGTTAATAAAATTAATGTTATACAGGAAGGAATAGATAAATGAGTAACGTACTACCCACAAGCTATCAAAATTTCATTGCTATGTCACGATATGCAAGGTGGAATGAGGAGGAAAACAGACGAGAAACGTGGGTAGAAACCGTGTGTAGGTACTTTGACTATATGGAAAGTATGCTGGCAAAGAAGCACTCCTACAAGTTGTCAAAGGAATTACGAACTGAGCTTGAGCAAGCGGTTATAGGACTTGAGATCATGCCTAGCATGAGGGCTGTGATGACAGCAGGACCAGCCTTAGATCGTTGCAATGTGGGTGCGTACAACTGTTCATATCTTCCTATAGATAATCCTCGTGCCTTTGACGAAGCCATGTATGTTCTAATGAATGGCACGGGCGTAGGGTTTAGTGTAGAACGAGATCATGTAGAAAAGTTACCTGTTGTAAGTGAAACATTTCATCGCAGCAATACCATGATAGTTGTAGATGATAGCCGCATAGGGTGGGTAAAGTCTTTGCGTGAAATGATTGCCTGTCTGTATGCAGGACAGATACCTAAGTGGGATGTATCACAAGTTCGCCCTGCTGGAGCTAGGCTTAAGACATTTGGAGGTAGAGCATCAGGGCCACAGCCACTTGAGGACTTGTTTCTTTTCTGTATCGCAAAGTTTATGGGCGCTGTTGGGCGCAAGCTATACCCCATAGAATGCCATGATATTATGTGTAAGATTGGAGATGTGGTTGTTGTCGGTGGTGTGCGACGAAGCGCACTTATTTCTTTATCTAATCTAGGTGACGATCAGATGCGTCACGCTAAGTCGGGTGAATGGTGGAAGTATGAAGCCCAAAGAAATTTAGCAAATAATAGTGTAAGTTACAGAGGCACACCAGAAATGGGTACGTTTATGCGTGAATGGCTTTCGTTATATGAAAGTAAATCGGGTGAGCGTGGTATCTTTAACAGAGCAGCAGCTAACACACAGGTAGCAAAAACAAAACGTCGAGAGGAAGGATATGTGTGGGGTACAAATCCCTGCTCAGAAATTATTCTGCGCCCCTATCAATTCTGTAATCTATCAGAGGTGGTGGTACGGCCTACCGATACCACTCAGTCTTTAAATAAAAAGGTGAAACAGGCCACCATATTGGGTACGTTTCAATCCTGCCTTACAAACTTTAAATACTTACGGGCTATTTGGAAACGTAACACAGAGGAAGAAAGGTTATTGGGAGTTAGTCTAACGGGCATCATGGATAACCCTCTTCTGTTTGCTAAAGATGGTTTAGCTGGAGTGTTGGAAGACCTAAAGAAACAAGCTGTGTACACTAACAAGGCGTTGGCAAAGCAGTTGGGCATTCCTGTTTCTGCCGCCATAACATGTGTCAAGCCTAGCGGTACAGTGTCGCAACTAGTGGACAGTGCAAGCGGCATACACTCACGGCACAGCCCGTATTACATACGTACAGTACGTGCCGATAATAAAGACCCCATGACACAGTTTATGATTGATAGCGGTGTTCCAGCAGAACCGGATGTAGGTAAGCCGGAAAGCACTACAGTGTTTAGCTTTCCTTTTGCCTCACCTGAAGATGCTGTTAGTCGTGACGATAGAACAGCTATAGAGCAGTTAGAACTATGGCTTATCTATCAGAGACATTGGTGTGAACACAAGCCTAGTATTACCGTGACTGTTCGAGAGAACGAATGGTTAGAGGTAGGAGCATGGGTGTATAAACACTTTGATGAGATATCGGGAATAAGTTTTTTACCTTTTGATGAGCACATATATCAGCAAGCGCCCTATCAAGACTGTGATAAAAAAGAATATCTTGACTTGAAAAAGAAAATGCCCAATACTATAGATTGGGAGCGCCTTGCAGAGTATGAGAAGGAGGACACTACTACAGGAGCACAGGACTTAGCTTGCAGCGCAGGTGTCTGTGAAGTAGTGGATATACAGGCAGCATAGGAGTATTCATAATGCAGGAAGTAGAAATAACGCTTGACATGATAGACAAAGCCCGTGCCAAATCCACAGAGATGGGAGTGCTTAAGAACTCTATAATTCGTGGCAATGGAAACATAGCGGGGTTTGTTGGAGAGCAGATAGCCTTGCAATGTTTGGGAGGTGAGTGGCAGAACACTTATGAATACGATATACTTATGCCAAACGGTAAGCGTATAGATGTCAAGACAAAACAAACATCTGTTGCTCCTTTACCGGAGTACGATTGCAGCATTGCAAAGTTTAACACGAAACAGAACTGTGATTCTTATGCTTTTGTACGGGTCAAGAAAGACTTGACAATCGGCTGGTACTTAGGTACAATTGCCAAAGCTAAATTCTTTGACAAGGCACGATTTATGAAAAGGGGCACTGTTGATCCAAGTAACAACTACAAAGTTCAAGCAGATTGTTATAACCTAAAGATTAAGGACTTAGAAAATGGCACGTAGCAAACGATACTATGAGAAGTACTCTGTTCCTCCGCTTAAGTTACAGTTTGAGCGTGGTTATAAAGCATTTAAGGAAAAGAAACAGTGGGTAAAGAAACTTAGTTCGGGTGCTACCGTTATTACTACGTCTAATCCATACCCACACTACACCATGCAAGCAAAAGAGTGGCAGCGTGGATATGATAAAGCATACTTTGAGAGATTAAATGGACTTAGAACAAGAGGCTAGAAAATTTATGGAAAACAAAGGAAGC